ACAATGCACCCGCCGCGCAGCGGCGGGGGGGAAAAAAAACCCCCGCCTATGTTGTCATAAGCGGTTTATGGCGAAAGGTACTTATCCAAAAGCGTGAGTATCTGATAGATCAGTTTGAAGTTTGCCATGACTCGGCTCTTTGCGGGACAGACTAAAATATCAAATCGTCCCATATCTCCTGAGGAATCTGCTCAAGGGGCTTATTTTTGCGAATAGCCTTGCGGAGATATTTTGCGGCCTCTTCAAAATCATCATAGGTCGCATTGACCGGGTCTATGTAAAGAACTCGCTCCAACGACCCCTCGCCAAACTTCTGACAGTAAGCAGCGCGCGCATCATTGAGCATTTGCACCGCCGCTTCCACCGTGTGTGTCTCGTCAAAAAGAACTTCATGCACGATAAGCCCCTCCTTCATACAAGTAGGATTAGTCCAACAATGAGATTCAAAAACTCCTCATCGTCTTCCATTTTGGAATACGTCCACGTCTCCTTCCTATCCTTGTTTGGCGCAAACTTGACGAATTTTTCATTGCAGAACAATCCTTCAAGCCCCATGCTCAAAACTTCACTGCCATCCGTATATTCTTTCCCGATGTATGGCGATATGAAATTATCCTTTTTCGTGATTTCATCTGGACGATACCCCCAATCAACAAAAAGCTTCCGCATGGGTGTCGGTACCTCTCCCAACGTCCTCTCAGCAACAAAAGCTCTTGACAGACGCAAAGCATCTGGATTCAAGTGCTCTACCATGTGCCCAATTTCATGCCACGGCGTTGTTTTCCTCTGACCATCCATCGCGATCGTAAAATAATCGGTTGCATAGTTCGGCATGGATCTAACGTAATGCCGTCCCTTATCTTTTACTGCTCCATTTTTAGAGAAATATCCGCGTTTCTCTTTTCTTGTGTAGAGCTTCCGTCCCGTAGTATTGAAATAGTCCACCCACGCTTTCGGATAATGGGCAAACACCTCAGAGAGCATCTGCTTATTGACGGCAGAACTACCCTTCGCCCATTGCTCGGGGCGCAACGCGCCGCCCATCTCCCGATAATTGGCGAATATTGTGCGAAGTTCGGCAGGATTGCCGATTGCGCCCAGAATATCATGCTCGTCGCATACGGCTTTTCCGAGGCTCACCACGTCCTGAACCGAGCACGTATCAAGCTGCGTCGCGGCAATCTGTTTTTTGATTGCTTCCTTTGCATCAATTTTACCACTTTTCGCGCCCTCTTGCGAGAGTCTGCTGTCAACTTTTTTGCCGCCGTACCCCCGCGCCTTTTGTGTCCAGCTGATTTTCCCGTCCATCACATCCTTTGCGCCATGAATCCCGAGGAGCATCTGCCGATGGTGCAGGTCGACGCTGTCAAGATACTCCCTGCCGCCCTCCTCGATGCGCTCCGTCGGCGTCTCGTTGTCCATCATGCCGCGGATAACGGGCTTTAGAAAGCACATGCAATGCGGATGGGCGGGCAAACGCGGCACTTTGTCCTTCGGGAACACGCCCGCCCCCATGCCGTAGAGATTCGCCTTTGCATACAGATCACAGATATCATAACGCGGATGCCGTCCCGACAGCTTCCACTGGTAAGCGACGCAGTCATCGTTATTGTCCCACTTGAGCAAAAAACCGTCTTGGTACGCCCGCGCCATCTCCGTCCGTGCGATGCGATCCGCAAAGTAGCGCGTCCGCTCCTGCGTGGGCGGCATGATGCGCTTATTCAGCGCCTTTTCGTTTTGATCTTCGAGCGCATCGACGAGTTGCGAATATGCTGCACGCATTCCCGCCGTCGTTCCCTTTTCGATCTGCCGGCGGATGGGTTTTAGCATTTTCAGTATTTCATCACGCGGGATACTTGCATGGCGTGCTATTGCCATTGTCTCAGCAAGGTATTTCGGTACATCCTGCACAGGGATAACGCCGCCCTGCCTGTATCCGTCAAAGATCGCAAGGCTCGCCTGACGATAGGACGTGCTCTTTTTGATCTGCTCCGAGATCGTCCGCGCAACCATCTCCCGCACAAGGATGGAGGCGTGCGTCGTACGCTCTGAAAGTGTCAGCCCGTCAGGTGTCCAAGAGTGTGTAAAGAGCCTGTCTGTAATCCCCTGCGGCAGTGAATCTCCGTATCCACGCTCAGCCTCCGCGCGTATCTGTGCGGCTACCTCCCTTTGCAGGGTTTGCATCACAGGGTGCTCTTTGTATGCCTGATACACGGCAAACTTAACGCTGTACCCCTCTGCCATGAGTTCACGGATACGCCGCTCAAACGCTGCTATCTCTGTCTGTGTCGCCGTCCGTTTCATCGTCATCTCCGTAGGTCTGTGTCTGCTCTATGACAGCGGCCGCCGCCTCAAGCTCTCTGATGATCGCATCGTATGCCACAGGCTCGAGATTCGGCAGGTACGCCTCAAGGACTTTACGCGCCACCTCTACCTGGTACGTCTTGCTCTCAAAACCAAGATCGAGCGCCGCCTGTGCCTGTGCAAGCCCCTCCGTCACATCCGAAATTTTGAAGTCGCGCGGATATTCGCATACATAGCCGATCTGCTCCCCCGTCCACGCCTCATAGAGCGCAATGATGGCTTTCTCTGCCTCCTCACTCTGAATGGCAAAGTCGACGAGCCGCTGATTCGTCCGCTCAAAATCCCACTGACGCGCAACGCCGGACTTTGCCGACTGTACACCGATCACGGAATCAATGCCGCTCATGCGGTACATTTCGCGAATAAGGCGGTCAATCTGCTCCGTCAGCACCTGCGCGGGCGCTGCGTCGGGCGCAATAAATGCGGGCGGGGGCTGGCTCTCCGGGGGGTAGGGCAGTATGTTGTTCGTTCCGATGGTCAGTTCGGATGCGCCTGTATGCGGCATGACGAGGATGTTAAATGTCTGGTTCTGCAAGATCTGCGTATGCCAGCTGCACAGTTGATAGACGTGGAGATTCGTCTGCGCGACCGACAGGAACTCCGGCGGCGGCAGCACCTCCATCGGGTCAGCACTGCGTCCGAAATACTGCACAACGGGCAGCCGTCCGAGAGGGTTCTCTCCCTGTCTGATGATCTGCCTATTCTCATCCGCAACTGTCCACGCCGTTTCCGACCATGTGTAGTAACGCGTACGCGTCTTGTCCTCCGCGTCCTTTACGCTGCTCTTATAGCCAAACTCGACCATCCGCCCACGCTCATCAAAACGCCAATGCGTGACCTCATTCGGCAGGACGTGCGCAAGATATGGCAGTGCCCTCTTGTTGAGGCTGTCCTGCACTGTTGCACCGATCTCCGCCTCGTTGTTGACGATGACATAGACAACGCCGTAGAGCTTCGCCATAGTGGCAAGACGGCGCATATAGTTCTGTAGGTCTGCGCCCGTACGGTCGGCATCATCGAGAAATACCTTAAATTTTGCCGTGTCGTCGTACTCACGCTTGATCTCGTTGCGAAAGATCGGGTCTACCGACGCATTGACAATCGGTCCCGTGTAGTTGAGGTAGTAGGCGAGCTTCTTGCGCTTGGCAAAGTTCTCCGGACTCTCGCGCGTGTGACGGATGAGCGCTCCGCCCTGTTTGAATTGCCCATCGCCATAGTATGCGTCATGCAGCAGCATGTAAGTCTCTGCCATTTCGTTGATGTCCAAATGCGTCCCTCCTTAGTAGATATTGCCGCGCATCGCTCGTATGCGTTCACCCGCCGCAAGTTCCTCCGTCGCATAGCGTACCGCGTCAATCGCGTGGTTATCCTTATCCGGATAGGCCGATATAAATTGCCCGTCTTTGTTGCGCTCGTATTCGTAGCCGACGAACTCGCGGTAGGTGTTCGGTGCACGGCGCTTGTCGATGTAGATGCGTCTGCGCCCCTGCAGCCAGTGGATGCCGTATGCAACGGAGTCGGGTCCCTTGCGAGCTGCGTGCACATCCAGACCAAGCCCACGCATTTCGGCGATGCTCTTCGGCTCTGCAGCGTCTGCGGTCAGGTGTTGCTCGTGTAGGCGCGGCAGGATTCTCCGTGCCGCTTGTGCATTCGTCAACCGCTGCTCATAGATCTCGCCGAAGATGTATAAATCCTCGTGCTTGGCATCGTAGTGCGTGGAGACAAAAGCAAGAGGGTCAACAGCAAAACCAAAGTCAAGACCGTGATAGAGGCGGTCAAAGAGTGCCACGTCGGCATCACTCATCTCCATATCCTCGACGTTGTCAAACACGCTGCCGCCCGTGCCCGTGACCTCACCGAGGTATTCATGCCGGTACAGTGTTTCATTCTTCTCTTTGAGCCGCGCCGCCTCTGCGATAAACTGCTCCCCGAGCCACGCAGAAGGTACGTCCCGATAGGTGGAACGATGCACAATACGATCTTCGCGATCGAACAGCGCTTCCTCATTGACCCAGTTGTTACGGCTCTTCGGTGGGTTGTACGAGTAAAACACCCAGTATCGCTCGCCGCCGCGTAGGAGCGACTGCAGGAGACTCCGAATCTCCTCCATGCCCGTGAACTGGTCAAGCTCCTCCATCCACACAAATCCAGTATAACCGAACGGCAGCTTGAGCGACTTGATCTTACTTTTATCATCCACACCAAGGAAGAGGATTTTCTGTCCCGTGCGGCGGTACTCGAACGACAGTGGACTCACCCGCGCCGCGAACGCGTCGGACAGTCCCAGCGCATCAATCGCCCATTCCACTTGATGATAGACACTGTTGCGCAGTGTATTTGCAACCTTGCGCAGAACGACCGCGTGACAGCGCGGATTCTGCAGGAGCATGAGCGGAACACAGAGAGATGCAAAGCTCGACTTCGTAGACCCACGCCCACCCGCAAGCCAATAGTGCGTATATCGGTGCTCCTGCACGTCGAAAAAGATACCGTCAAAGCTTGGGGCTATCAGCTCTGCGACGTTGACTCTCTGCTCGTTCATTCCGTCTCTTCCCTCCCAAATACAAACGTGATCGGGGCAGTAGTCTCTATCTGCCCTTCATTCAGTACTCTTTCCTTGACGCGCACTTCACGCTCCCTCATACGCGCCTCCATGCTTTCGCCGATGGTGTCAAGGAGAAGTCGCGCCATTGGCGCACTGCCTCCGCACGCTGAGAGAATTATCCCACCGATGACCGCATCCGCAACCGTTTGCGCATCGTCCGTGATGCCAACAGTCGCCATAATTGCGGCTCGCATATCCTCTGGCAGTTCATTCAACCGCATGGATACGGCTTCTTTCAGCGCAAGCCGCAGTGCTTTCTTGCGGCGTCGGGATTTTCCGCTCTCAACGCCGCCTTTTTTGCTGTTTTCTCTAGCTTCGCTCTTACTTCGTTTCGATGCCGGAATCAGATTCTGCTCGTTCGCCATCTACACGCTCACCACCTGCCTTTAAAAATTTACATCTCAGAAATACAAAGTATAAAAAATCGCAGAAATTTATATTTCATACCTCCATCTCTCCCCCAACAAAAAAGCCGCCTCATATGAGACGGCTTTATGAGAGGGAATGGATGAAGGAGGTAGTGGCGACCTGACTCATCTCCAGGTCACTCACAATAACAGTATAACAGGTTTTCCGATGAAAAAAAGGAAGTAAAACGGAACAAAAACCCGGTTAAAAATACCGTTGGGAAGGCGATTGAGTTATCCACAGGCATATGCAAGTTTGAGCTGTGCCGGTCTAGCTTCCACCCCAAACAGCATCAGTGCTACATCCCGCAGTACCTTCCCGCCTTTCTCCTGCGCCCATTTCTCTGTATAGTTCAGAGCATCCGCGATCTCTATCCACGACTGCCCCCGCATATACCGCCCTTGTAGCAGCTCCACATCTGCATCATCCAGCGATTCAAACGCCCGGTCAATCGCCCGAATTGTGCGCTCTATTTCATCTCTGCGGGTCCTCATATCCGCGATATGTCCCTCAAGTTTAATGCGACGTACAGCAGCCGCCTCCGTTGTAGTCAACTCCCTTGTCCCGCCGCTGATACGATCGTCTCCATACTGGATGGAGGATATGGATTCATCACGCAAGATCATCTCCTGCGCATCGATCTCCTCTGTGAGATTCGTGACGGCGACCTTCATCTTTGTATAGTTCTGCAAGAGCCGCTTTGTCTCCCTGATATAGTCGCCGTACTCTCTCACACCTGTTCCTCCTGTCCGTTCATTATCCCGCTGCTTCTGCGCTCCGTCCAGAGAGCGCATCTTGTAGCCGATCTCGAAAGAGTCGCTGCACATCTCGGTCTATCGGGTGGATCTCATTGTTCTCCTCCCAATGTGCCTCGATCTCACCAATCATGTCTCGCAGCTGCCAATCCTCAAACTCATCCACGCGCCGCAGGACGAGATCGGACACGAGAGACATTGCATAGGATTGTCGTGGTAGAGCATACCGAAACGCAAAGAAATATAACGTCTGCTCATCCGATGTCATCGCAAGCCTCCTCAAAACGGAATATCCTCATCGGGTACGGGTGTCCCCGCGAACGCTCCCCCGCTCGTTGCACTTACTCCTGTTCCACGCGGTTTCTCACCGAAATCCACTTCACGCGCAACCACCTCGATTACGTTCTTCTTCTCCCCATTCTGCTCGTATGTGCGCTGCGTGAGCGTTCCCATGACTGCGACCTTCTGCCCCTTCACGAGATTATTCCCGCACGCCTCAGCAAGCTTCTCCCAGCAGGTGACGGGGATGAAGTACGTCTTTTTCTTCTCGCCCCATCCATCATCAATCGCAAGTGTGAAGCGACATACCGCCTTCCCGCTCTGCGTGTATCTTACCTCGGGGTCACGTACCAGCCGCCCGCTTCCTATCCATGTATTCATTTGGATTCCTCCCCCCTTTACAATTCATCCACGATCAACGCACCGATCAGGATTCCTACGAAAAACACCGCTGCTTCAACCATATCACACCTCACACTCTCAACAACCCGCGCTGCACGGCGACGTATTTGCCATAGCTCAGCCCTGCTTTACGTGCAGCGACCGCCTTCTCATCAAGACTTTTCTGATCTGTCGGTGTATGCTTTTTCACATACTCACGCGGGGCATATTCTTTTTTCTCCTCGTGCATCCGTGCCGTATTACATGCATTGCATGTCCGCGTTCTTCCCTTGGAGGAAAACACCGTGCCGCACCTTGTACAAATTTTCCTTCCCGCTGCACGGCATGTAGGGCAAAACTTCGCCCCGTTCGGCGCCTCAAATGTCTCGTTACATATCAGACACTCTTTCTTCATGATGCTGCCCCCTCTGTCATATCTTCGTCATCGAGGAAGTCAAAGAGCGTCGGGGCACTGAGCTTTGCCTCCTCAGCCTTGAGATATCCTACGCCATCGCGGAAATAATCTGCATTCAGCTCCGTCGCCATCCCACGCCGCCCGCGCTTTATGGCACAGAGGGGAACGGTCATTAGTCCCCCGAACGGGTCAAACACGAGATCCCCTGCGTTACTGTAGCGGTCAATCAGGCGCTCCACGATGTCAAATTGTAGGGGACACACATGGAGCTGCTTGCCCTTCTGCGCCTGCAAGGTGTTCATCGTCCTCATCCGGTTGATATCGTCCCACACCTCATCCGTCCAGCTTCCCGGCGCTACAACCATAAATGTGGCGGGCAGTTTCTTGTCTTTGTCGAGCTTCTCTGCCATCGCAACGTGCTGCGCGTAGTTATAGACACTC